TATTAGAAATAGATTAGAAGAGAAAGGTTATAATTTTACAAACCATTATTCTAATTATAATCCTGACAACGTATGGTCTGCTATATCATTAAGAGGATATTTTGACGATTGGAAGAAGATAGAGAAACCAATTGAAATGAGCAAGAAATATAAAGCAGATAATCCAGATTGGAATAAACTTAAATTAAGAGATACAGAATTAAGAAAAGAGTTTCCAGAAGTAGAAAAGATACTAGAGAAGTTTAAATCTGATAAAATACATAGAGTTAGATTTATGAAACTTGGACCTGGTGGTGGAGAGTTGTTTAGACATACAGACCAAGTTGATCCAGATTCAGGATTGGCAGATGGACAAGTACCTAGATTTCACGTACCAATAGTAACCAATAAGGATTGTAAATTTACACAATGGTCGGTATCAGGAAGTAAAGTAGAAGCACATATGCCAGAAGGAACTTGTTGGTATCTTGATACTAGAAAACCACATAGAGCGATTAATGGTGGTAAAGAAGATAGAATACATTTAGTTATTGATTTAGAGGCTAATGATAATGTTAGAGATTTATTTAAAGGTGAAAGAATTAAATGCTAACTCCAGTACAGAAACATAATAACATATGGTATAAGCGTGATGACTTATTTGCTCCATATGGAGATGTTAATGGTGGTAAAGTAAGACAAACTATAAAATTATTTGAAAAATATTATAAACAAATAAAGAGTGAACATAATAATGGAGTTATTCAATCTGTATCAGTACATAGTCCTACAGGTTCAGTAATTAGTAGAGTTGCAAAAGAATTTGGATTTAAATCAATCATTGCAGTTGGCGGAACTAAACCTGATAAAATGGATAAGAATTGGATGATGAAAGTATCTAAACATTATGGTGCTGAAGTTAGAATAGTTGCAGGACACGGCATAGACGCTGTATTACAAAAGAGAGTGAGTGAGATAATAGATGAGAACAATTATTTTAATACATCATTTAGCAAATGGATATATAAAGAGCCAGATTTAATGTTTGATACTAACGCTGCTCAAGTAGAGAATATACCAGATGATATAGACACTTTAGTTATGAGTTGTGGTGTAGGTATACAATTTGCTTGTGTATTAAAAGGATTAAAGAAGTTTAATAAAAAAGTAAAACGAATTATTGGTGTTGGTATAGGACCAGATAGAACTAAAATGATTAGAGGTTACTTTGATTTGGACTTTAAACCAGAATTTGAATTTGTTCCATACAAAACATCATATTCAACACCTTGTATACAGAAAGTTGGTGATTTTTATTTGGACGATTTATATGAAGCAAAAGCACACAAATGGATGTTAGAGAATTTAGATTTAAACCAAAACATATTATTTTGGTGTGTAGGAAGGAGACTATTAAAAGATGAAGTGGAATCAATTTGTATGTGATGACGCATTTAATATATTTCCAAAGATAGAAGACCAAAGTGTAGACTTAACATTTACATCTTTGCCAGATATATCTCAAGGACCGTGGGGCAAAGATATAAAAGAGTATCAAGCATTTCAGAATAAGAGTTGTGATGAAATGGCTAGAATAACAAAACCAAAAGGCTTTGTTGTGATAAGTCAAACTGATAGAAAGATTAACGGAGAGATATTACCAAACCATATAACATATTATCAAGCGATGATACGAAATGGTTTTAAATTAAAAGACTATAAGATAATGGTTAGAAATAATCCAGTTGATAAAAGAGATATGTATTATTTTAACTATCAACATACTTTAGTTTTTACAAAAGAAGGTACTATTAAGCGAGGTGGCGATTGGCTTAAGAATATAATGGTATATGAAACACAAAGAATGGGCAATATGAAAGGTCCATTAAATCTATATGTGTGGAATGAGCACTTTATCAGACTTATATTAGAGTATCTTTCAAAAGAAAATGATAAAGTGATAGACCCTTTTGCTGGGTCTGGCGTAGTGCCATATATAGCAAAAAAGATGAAAAGACAATATTATGGTATTGAATTAGATAAAGAAGTGTATGATAATTCCTTATTTAAGAGAGTTGCACCATTTGAGAACCTAGTAGGTGTATAAATAGTAATACGAATAATATTAATGAGAACTAATGGAGAAAATAATGGCTGACAATTTTAAACAGTTAAAAGAACAATCTCACCCTAGTCTTATGAGTAAAGCCGCTATGACAACAGCAGCTTCTACACGTGGAACTGGTGAATTATTGTTTTCAGAAGTCTTAACAAAAGTCAACAACGCAAAAGATAAAGCAAAGAAAATTGCTGTACTTAAACAGTACGACCATCCTTCTTTGAGAATGCTTATTAAAGGATCCTTTGATCCTAGTATAGAGTGGGATTTGCCAGAAGGCACACCACCATATATGGCAAACGAAGCTCCGAAAGGAACTGAGCATACGGTACTTAAAACTGAATGCAAACGTTTATGGCATTTTATCAAAGGTGCAGACAAGAATACAACGAAGACACAAAAAGAAACTTTGTTTATTCAAATGTTAGAAGGTCTACAATCAGACGAAGCACAACTATTATTAGACACTAAAGATAAGAAATTACATAGAGTTTATAAAGGTTTAAGCGAATCTGTAGTAAAAGAAGCTTTTGGTTGGAACGAATTATTTGTTAAAATAGAACAAAAATAGAACATTTAGGGCAAGTAAGGTCAAAAACCCTTGATTTTACTTGCTTTTTACTGCTTGACAACCTCCCTATAATAGTGTATTCTAAACACAATAAAGAAATAAATATATAGGAGAGAAATACATTATGAAAAAAGTTGCTTTAATAATTATCTTATGGATGATATGGACTTTTATGTCTATGGGATGGAAACTTGCAAATGCAAACGCAGGTGAAATTAAATCAAGTGAATATAATAAGGCAGTAATTGCTCACGTTATTAAAGAAAAAATAAGTGGTAACGGAGTAGACCATTCTGCTTTGATGAAGCAAGAGTTAAATGTTTTGGTGTATGCTATGTCTTTAGAAATGGCAAACATTATAGAAAAACACCTACCTTACATACTAGAAGGTCTTGCTAGTGAAATAAGACAAAATGCTGATAATGAATATAAGTGTTCATTGTTGAAAGATACAAATGTCGCTTGTAATTAGTATTGCTGAAACTTTACAACTATTATATGAGTATATTCCAAAAGAATTGGTACTCATTATATTAACATCTTTGGTTATGTTTATATTTTTGGAAATAGGAGATAGAAAACGAGAAAAGAAATGGCAAAGAGAGTTAGAACTAAACAAACCAAAATCAGTAAGAGGCAGAAAGTCAAAAAGAGATTAAAGATGGAACTGGCCGAAGTGAAAACTCGTAAGTATAAAACTACCTATAAAGATATTAAAAAATATTTCAGTATTCTTAACAAGTATGTTTTTGAAGGTTTATTATCACCTTTCAACGATATAAAAATCAAACAAATTAAAGATAGAGAATATCCTAGAGTGTATGGTCAAGTTGTAATTAATGACCAAGACAGAAAAGGAACTAGAAATTACGTATTAGAAATGCTACCATCTTATACAAACAAACAAGAATTCGTTGATACACTAGCACACGAATGCATCCATTTATTTCAAATGGCAAATATGGGGGACACAGGAAACCATAACACTACATTTTATAGTTTTAGACCGAAATTGAAAGCAATCGGTCTTGATATTTAGAAAGAGAGATATATTATGAGCAAAGTGAGAAAGACCAAGGAGTTGGACCATTATCTAAAGAGAATTATCAACGCAGTACCAGATAAAATCCAAAAATTTTTAGACGATAAGAATGGTGAGTATGAAATGACTTACTATGAAGGCAATTGGGCCAAAGATGTATATGATAACTTTACTGAAATACAAGCAGGAAAGATATTTAAAACTATGGAACAATTTAGAGATAAAGCAAAATTTGTACAAAAGAAAATAAAATCTTTCAAAGACGCTGAAGGTGTTGAGTGGTCTGGTTATGAATATAAAGTAGCGAGGTTTTAATGAAACAATCAACTAAAGATACTTTTAATAGAATACTATGGTGGATTAAAGCTTCACTATTAGTTATAGCGATTTCTACAATTACATATGGTATAGGAACATTTATGCCTAATCCACTTGCAGTTAAGAAGGCAACAGAAGAAGTAAGAATAGAACACGCTGATTGGGCAAGTAAATTAGGATTAAATGAACCAAGTTTTGAATATTCAAATCCAAAAGAGTTTATTTTAGAACTTAATAAGTGTGTTGACTATATCAATTATCAAACACCACCAGATAAAAGAGTACCAATAGAAATGGTTACAGCACAGGCTGCTTTAGAGAGTGCCTGGGGACAAAGTAGATTTGCTGTACAAGCAAATAACTTATTTGGTATTAGAGTATTCAGTAGCGAACATCCGCATTTATTACCACAAGGAGTTAAGAAGTGGCCAGGTTGGGGTGTTAGAATTTTTAAAACAAAATGTGCTAGTGTAGAAGAGTATATAAGATTATTAAATGAACATCCAGCATATGAAGAGTTTAGAATATTAAGGAAGAAACTGTTAAAAGATGGTGAGAAACTAGACGCTAAGGCACTAGTTAGAACGTTAGATAAATTTTCTACTACAGAAGACTATGACCAAAGAGTTATAAATATTATGGGTAAAGTAGAAGAGGTATTATATTCAGAAACAAAAACTGATAAGAACGAAGAGAAGAAAATCTTACCAGAACAGAAACCTTAATGAAGAACTTATTTTTTATTTTCCTAGTATTCTTAAGCGCCATATCTATATCAGGTATAGCGGCTGCATATAGTATTATAGGACTAGCAACTCTTTTCGCAGGTGCGAAGGTAGCAATTATTGCTATGGGTTCATCTTTAGAAGTAGGTAAATTAGTAGCCGCCAGTTGGCTATATCAAAACTGGAGAAATCCTAACTTACCAAAATCAATAAAAGCATATTTAACAACTTCTGTTATTGTATTAGTTTTTGTAACCAGTATGGGTATCTTTGGTTTTTTATCAAAGGCACACCTAGACCAAGTAAGACCTACTAGTGATAATGCAGTACAAATACAATTAATAGATAAACAAATTGACCAACAAGAGTTGATTATAACAAGAGCAGAAAATACACTTGATAGATTAGACAAGGCGTTAGATGTATATATAGCAAAAGAATATGTAAGTAGAGGATTAAAAGAACGTAAGAAACAAAAAGAAGAAAGAGATTTTTTAAATAATGAAATAAAAGTTGCAATGGATAAGATTGCAGAATTGACATTAAGTAAAGGTAATATAGAATTAGAACAGTTGAAGATAGAGGCAGATGTAGGACCTCTTAAATATGTCGCTGAATTAATATATGGAGATGAGGCAAAAGACCATTTTGATGAGGCAGTTAGATGGATTATTATAGTATTAATATTTGTATTTGATCCATTGGCTGTATTGTTGTTGATTGCCGCTAACATATCATTACGAGAGAGGAAATTACAAAATGAAACGAAGAAGATTAAAGAAGAAAAAAAGAAGAACTGGCAACAAGAAGCGGCTAGAGCAAAAGCTACAGCGCAAAGTCTCCGAGATAAACAAAAGTTTTATAAAACATTTTTTGCAAAACTAGGTAAGAGAGATTTAAAGAATAGAGATTATGAAGACTTTTTTAGAAATATGGGAACGGAAGAATTAATGAAATTAGGTTTAGATCCTGATGAGATACGAATCAAACTAGACCAGATAATGGAATGGAATGACAAACCAAAAGAATAAAATATTAGAGTGGCATAAAGGAAGAATTGCTTGGTTTAAAAGTAAAACTGGCATATCTGATTACGGACTATTATGGTATACTTTTATTAAAGGTGTTATAATTGGTGTAGTGATTATGTTATTAACTGGTTGTGGTACGATACCAGCAGCTATTGGTACGTCTGCTAGTACATATGAAACATATAAAACAGTAACCTTTGTTAAAGGTGGTACAGATTTAGCATTGGCTGCTAATGATAAGAAAACTACAGATGACTTTATGCTATCAAAAATTACAGGATACGATTGTGAAGTAAGAAGAGTATTAAAAGAAGGTATCCAAGCTATATGTAAAGAGTTAAAGATACTTCCAATACAGAAACCTGGGCTTGACAATAAGGAAGAATAATGTTATATTATACAAAACAGCGACAAAACGAATTAATTTCAAATGCTGAGAAAATGATGAAAAAAGCAAAATCAAAATGGGCAACTATGTTTTGGACTGGTGTCTGGAAACAATTGTGTATAAAATTTAATAGAGTGAATTAATGGCAAAAAGAGAAAAAATATTTGAGAGAAATCCTGATACAGGTGTTATCAGATGGAGATATACAGATGAGTCACCTGATAAGTTTGGTTGGCCAAACTATGGGAGAATATTAAAGGAGAAAACAAGTGAAAGACAAAATACTAGAAGCAATAAAAAAACACGCTGAAGGCAATGTTGCTAAAGCAAAAGCAAACGTAGATATATTTTTAGAAAATCCTGTAGGTGTTGCAACTCACGGTGATGTACTAGAAACTATTACAAGCGAAGTTAAGAAAATTGCAGATAACGAAGAAGTAATTAAAACATTAGAAACACATTATTTCGGTGAATAAAGGAATTATAACACCTTTATTAAAAAAATATTTTGGTGGAACAAAAGATGAGCGTAAAAGGATTAAAAGACTTGAAGAGAAAAAGAGAGCAAATAGTACTAGCAGGAATGTCAGCAAAGAAACAAATAAAAGTAGATAAAACAGATTATCAAGACGTTGCTGATTGTATCAGAAGTGACCAAGTGCCAGCAAGTGCTATTGTAGAATATTTTGGTGATAAAAAATTTTATGCGTGGTACAAAGGCAAATACCTTAAAGGTGTCTAATAATATTTTAAAACATTGGAAATGGATTAAATCTCTAGGTGTAAATATATGCCTAAAGACAGGTAAAATAACTTCAAAATTTGCTGGTTATGATTTACCAGATTATAAAACATCATATAAATATCCTACAAGTGATAGAATAGGTGTTGCGGCTACAAAAAGACCTAAACTAGAATTGAAATTACCAAAAGGTAAAACAATTGCACCTGCTTATAACAAAGGTGGTTATATGTTAGTAGATGAAAAAGATTTTAAGACTATGGGAAGAAAAGTATGATAAAAGTAATAAATGATTTTTTACCTAAACCTCTTTTTAAATACTTACTTACAATTGTTGAAAGTGAATTATTTGAATGGAACTGGTTAAACGATACCGTAAGTCAACGTGGTGGTGATGGTAATAATATGTTGTCAAAAACAATATATGTTTATCCTCAACTTACTATGGGTAAAGGTGAGATATATGATAAAGAGTTAATGCCTTTATTTGGTATGTTCAGAAACTTCCAAGATGAACATATGGACGAAGAAAATAAGTCTATACAATTAGCAAAATTAAAATTAAATTTATATCCTAATTTTGGTAAACAAATTAAACACGGTGTACATAGTGATATGGTTATGAATGGTGGTTTAATGCCAAATGCTATAACTTCTGTATTTAATTTTCATACTTGTAATGGTAAAACAAATATTAGAAAACAAGATGGTAGCGATATAGATATACCTTCTGTTGCTAACTCAATAGTTATATTTCAAAATGCTCTTCATTATGGGGTTACCCAATCAGATACAGATAAAAGAGTAGTATTAAATATGAACGTATTAAAAAAAGAAAAAGATTTTTTTGAAAATTTAGAAAACAAAAAATAATGCCTATATACACATTTTATAACAAGAAAACTAATAAAGAATATGATGAAATGATGTCTATATCTGAAATGGAAGAATTTTTACAGAAGAATAAACATATTACACAGGTACCACAACCCATAAATATAGTAGGTGGTGTAGGTAGTATGAAAACTGATGGTGGTTGGAAAGATAACCTATCAAGAATTGCAGAAGCACATCCAACTAGTCCACTAGCAGATAGGTATGGTAAGAAAGCTACAAAAGATATTAAAACAAAACAAGTAGTAGAAAAACACCGAAGAAGACAAAGAGGTAAAAAGTAATGGCAAAAGACATACCAGATTTTATGCGTGGTTTTGATTTAGATAACGATTGGGGATTTACTCCAGTTTCATCTAAACCAGAAGACAGCAAACCTAGCATTGACCCAAAAGTAGTAGAAGGAACTAACATTGAATTATCAAAAGTTAAATCAGATGTATCTACTATAAAATCTATGATGAACGAAATAATGCAAATAGTGAACGATAAAGAAACGGTCACAAAAGAGATAAGTGATGAAGAAACTAAACAAAAGTTTAAAGATATTGAAAAAATTGTATTGCCGTTTTTATATAATTTATCAAAGAGTGATGAACCTTATATACATTGGCCAAATAGAGGTCCAATTATTAAGGCACAAATAGAGAAAATCTTAAAATTAACAAGAGGATAATAAATGAAGTTAACTAACAATTTTTCATTAAAGGAAATGACTGCCAGCCAAACAGCTGATAGACACGGTATTAGTAATAATCCTAGTGAAGACCATATGGATAATTTAAAAAGATTATGTGAGAAGATATTACAACCAATTAGAGACCATTATGGTAAAGTAGTATCTGTATCAAGTGGGTACCGTTCTCCTGATTTATGCGTTAAGATAGGATCCAGTTTAAAATCACAGCACGCCAAAGGGCAAGCCGCTGATTTTGAAATTTTTGGGGTCCCTAATGCTGAATTAGCAAAACATATAATTGATAAGTTGGATTTTGACCAGCTGATATTAGAGTTTCACAATCCAGAAGAACCTAATAGCGGATGGATCCATTGCAGTTATAAAAATGCAGAAGAGAATAGAAAACAAGTGTTAAGAGCATATAGAAATGATGATGGAAAGACAGTTTACGAGCCATACGACCCTAGTTGAAGCGTTGACCGTCTTAATAATCAGCAAGAAGAAGACCGTAATAAGTTAACGGACCACCTAATGCTCCATAGGTCTATTTAGGCTTGACATTTTGACAATATAATGTTAAATTATAGTTATGAATATAAAAAGGAAATATAATGGCAAAAGAATTTAAGTGGATTGATTTAAATAAATCACTATTACCTAAAACTAAAGGTAAACGTATAGATGGTTTCCGTTTCTATGATGTAAACGGTAAACACTATCCATCTATAACTACAGTTTTAGGTGTTCAGAAAAAAGAAGGTTTAGAGAAGTGGCGTAAAGCAGTTGGCGAAGAAGCAGCTAATTGGGAAATGGCTAGAGCCGCACGTAGAGGTAAAGCAACTCATACACTTGTTGAACAATATTTAGCAAACGAAACACCAACTGGTCGTGATGTATTACCATTAGGATTATTTAGGTTAATGTTGCCTTATTTGGATCAGATTAATAATATACATTTATCAGAAGCGATTATGTACTCAAACAAATTGACCATTGCAGGTCAAGTAGATTGTGTTGCTGAGTACAATGGTAAGTTATCAGTAATAGATTTCAAAACAGCAAACAAAGAGCGACAAGAAAGTTGGATAGAAAATTACTATATTCAAACTTGTGCTTATGCAATTATGTATGAGGAGGTATTCGGCAAAC